ATTTTAGAATTCCTACTCAAAATGCTGAATTATGGTCTATAAGAATAGCTGATGAGATAGTTCCTTATGTATGGGACAATCGTAAACCAACAGCACAAATGTTAGGTAGATGGCAACCATGGCACGAAGGACACCAATCATTGTTTGAAGAAATAATTAAGAAAACAGGACAAGTAAATATACAAGTTAGAGATGTACAAGGTGTTGGTGATAATCCTTTTGATTTTGAAACAGTAAAAAATAACATAGAACATGCTTTAATTCCTTACAAAAATAGAATTAAAATCACATTGGTACCTAATATAACGAATATATGTTATGGTAGAGGAGTAGGATATAAAATAGAAGAAATAGTTTTACCAGAAAATATACAAAAAATATCTGCTACTGAAATAAGAAAAAAAATGAGAGAAGAAGGAAAATTGTAGTGATTAATAAAATAACTAAAACTTGTCCTCACTGTGAGACTAAATATGTAATAGCGTGGGATTATGAAAAGTACGAAATGAACCCAATTACATGTCCATTTTGTAGCCACGAAATAGATGAGGAAACAAGTGAATCAGATAACGACAGTTGGGATTGATTTTAGTTTAAATTCGCCTGCCATTTGTGTAAGTAATGGTAGTTTTAAATTTGAAGATTGTAAATTTTTTTACCTAACAAGTAAAAAAAAACATATAGGTAATATAATGAAGAATATATTAGGTGTAGAACATACCGAATATACAAATCCTATTGAAAGATTTACCAATTTATCTACTTGGGCATTAACAATCATAAAAAAATTAACAAACCCAAAAATCTTTATAGAAGGATATTCATTTGGTAGTAAAGGTCAAGCAGTTTTTCAAATTGCAGAAAATGGTGGTATATTAAAGTATAGATTAAAAGAATATGACTATAAGATATTAGTACCAAGTGTTATTAAAAAATTTGCCACAGGTAAAGGTAATGCAGATAAACAAAAGATGTACGAACAGTTTACAACCGACACAGGCACAAACATGATGAAAACATTTGATATACCTACATTAAATAATCCAATAACAGATATAATAGATGCTTATTATATTGCTAAAGCTGGTTATGAAAGTATTAATAAATGAAAAAAGTAAAAGGTTGGTATTTACCAGAATGGGACACACATTTTGAAAATTTTTTACAATTAAAAAATAATAAATGGGAATATCAACAACTTCAAAGAGAGTATGCTTTATCTTTTATAAAAGAATTTAAAACAAATGCTATAGATGCAGGAAGTAATATAGGTTTTTGGTCAAAAGAAATGTGTGAAAAATTCAACCACATATATGCTTTTGAACCTCATCCTGATAACTTAGAATGTTATAAAGAAAATTTAAAAGAATATAAAAATTATACATTATTTAATGTTGCCGTTTCAAATGTAAATAATAAAGAAATGGATTTTTATGTATCAAATAAAGAATGTGGTAATGCTAGTTTAAACAATTTTGGAGTACAAACAGGGACCACAGGCAATCAAATTAAATTACAAGAATTAAAAACTATTAAGGTTAATGTTAAAAAAATAGATGATTATAATTTTGATAATATAGGTTTTATAAAAGTTGATTGTCAAATACACGAAAAAGAAATAATAGAAGGTTCTATAGAAACTATACAAAGATGTAAACCAGTACTTTGTTTAGAGTTACCTATTAGAAATAATGAAGAACAAAAATATAGATATAATTTAATAGAATATTTAAAAAAATATAATTATACATTAAAAGGCAATAAAGGTAAAGAAACAATATTTGTTTATGAACAATAAAATTTTAGTAATTACATCTTTTAATGAAAATTTATATAATCTATATGCTTATAGATTTACACAAAGTTATAATTGGCCTTTTGAATTAAAAATATTTACCGAAAAAACATTTATAATAAAAGAAAATTTTGAAATATTGCAATTAAATGATGATTGTAAAAATTTTATTGAAAGAAATAAACATAAAACATTTAAAAATTATATAACAGACGGTGTTAGATTTAGTTATAAAGTTTATTCAGTAACACAGGCTGGTATTAATAGTAATTATGATATATTAATATGGGTAGATGCTGATAGTGTTTTTTATAAACCTTTAACATTAGATTTTATTAATACTAATTTATATAAAGAAAATAGAATGATGACGTATCTAGGAAGAGGAGAACATTATAGTGAATGTGGTTTTTTATTATGGAATTTAAAACATAAAGATACATTAGATTATTTTAAAGAAATGAAAAAAATGTATGATGAAGATTTGATATATAAGGAGAAAGAACAACATGATAGTTATATATGGGATTTGGTAAGAAAAAAATTTGAAAAAGAAAGAAATACTATTAATATAGATATAGGAGATAAAAAAGTAGGGCATGTACAAGCAAGATCAATATTAGGATCTCTATATGATCACACTAAAGGTCCTACGAGAAAACAAATTGGAAAAAGTCCTGAGGCTAGAGTATGATAAACATTTTTATAGGTTATGATAGTAAAGAAAAAATAGCATATCATGTGTTATCTGAAAGTATATTAAGAAATAGTACAAAACCTGTTTCTATAACACCAATATATTTACCAAACATTAAAGATGATTTTTTAAGAGAAAGAAACAATCTATCATCTACAGAATTTTCTTTTAGTAGATTTATTATACCTCACCTTATGAACTATCAAGGTTGGGCATTATTCATGGATTGCGATATGTTAATGAAATCTGATGTTGAAGAACTTTGGAGATTAAGAGATGACAAATATGCCGTTCAAGTTTGTAAACATGATTACGTGCCAAGAACTGAAACAAAATTTTTAGGTCATATACAAACCGCCTATCCTAAAAAAAATTGGTCAAGTTTTATGTTAATGAATTGTAAAAAATGTACAAGATTAACACCAGATTATGTTAATAAGGCTAGTGGATTAGAATTGCATCAATTTAAATGGTTAGAAAGTGAACAATTAATAGGTTCATTACCTTTAGAATGGAATTGGTTAGCAGGAGAATATCCTTATAAAGAAAATGTAAAAAATATTCATTATACGGAAGGTGGCCCATATTTTGAACAATACGCAGATTGTGATTATTCAAGTGAATGGTATAATGTTTACAATAATATGGTTAAAATACAATTATGATACAAGGTTTTTGTACAAGGTGGGTTACAGATCAAATAATAAAACCTTTTGTTAAATCAGCAAATGGATTATTACATGAATATAGAAAAGAAGTTGATATGTTATCAAGAGCCACTTGGTTATCTTTTAAAGAAGAAGATTTAAAAAAATATCCTATTGTAGTTTTTGGAATATTAAGAGGCACAGGAGATTTAATAAAAGATTGTGAAAAAATAAAACAAACGTATTATCATATAGATCACGCTTATTATTTCAAATCTTTAGAACATGAAATTAATCCTATTTTTAATGATAAAATATACAGAATAACTAAAAATGGGTTAATGCTAAATTATATAGATCAATTAGATAAAAATGATTATGAAAGAATAAAAAAATATAAAGATTTTTATGAAATAAAACCTTGGAAAAAAACAGGAGATTATATCTTAGTATTACCTCCATCAGATCATGTTAAAAAATGGTATAACATACCTAATTGGGAAATTGAAATATTTGAAAAATTAAAACAATATACAAAAAGAAAAATTATAGTAAAAAATAAAAAAGATAATAGACCATTCAAAGAATTATTATCAAATGCTTGGTCAATAGTTACTTGTCAATCAACAGCATCAATAGATGCTTTGTTAGAGGGAATACCTTCGTTTTGTGATGAGATGTCAATGTCTAAACCAGTATCATGTACAGATTTATCTTTAATAGAAACACCTTTTTATCCTGATAATAGAAAAGAATGGTTTGATAGTTTATTAGCTAATCAATATTTTATGGATGAAATAAAAAATGGTATCGCTTGGAATAGGATAAAAAACAAATGATCATTTGTCATTTTATGAATTGGGATAAATGTTTATCTCATAAAATTTGGCCCGCTATATCTAAAGGTTGGCCAGAAACAGATAAACCTGTTAATTTTTTTTGGGGATTAGCTGGTAAAAATATACCTAGAATTAGAGAATGTATAGATAAAGGTGAGGAATGGTGGTATGTAGATGTTGGTTATTTAACTCAACAAATTGTAAGATATCCTGAACCAAGAATAATTGATAAAAA